CTTGTAGATCGGGAACGATTACAGTTCTTTTCATTCTTAATCCTCGTCATCGTCATCGTCATAAGGGATACGGTCGGGAAGTTGTGGCAGCCAGTTAGGTGCAGGAAGGATCGTTGCCGGGTAAGTTGCAGGTTCTAGCAAGATGCAAAGCGCAGTCTCAACATCGAACCCTGCTCGTCTAAGCGATTTATAGTATTCATTTAGCCCGATGCAGTACTGATCCAGCATAGAGTAAGCCTCTAGGTCAATAGCCTTCTTGCGCGCCATGGTCTTATTGTGACTTATCGCATAAGATTTCGTAGATTTTATCCACGCGTGTCTCTAAACGATTTACAGCATCTTTCATAGATGAGCCGCTATTTGGTTTCAATTCCGCTAAATAGTGACGAACCAAGAAACTGAGCATCGCAGTAACACCACCCAGAACCGTCACGATCGCTACTGCAATAGCAGCGTAGTCCTGTGCGCTCATCGTTTAGGCGTGGCATAGCCAAAGACACCAGCAAGAACAGCCCAAAGAATTGAGCGGTAATCTGCTGCAAAGTTAGATGCAGCCCAAGCAGATAAAAACGCACCTGCTGTCAAGATGTAAGGGTTTTTCATATTCATAGAGATCCTCCTAAAGTCGGGATATTAAAGAACGAACCGTCTTGATCACCCTTGACGCTAAACGAGATGTGGAGATGATGCCGATGCTTGTTAACCCCAGTATAAGTTCGCCAGCGCCAAGCGCTTTTGGCGCTTGCAATTTTGCCGTCAAAGATGAGATACGAGATGCGCTTATCAGACTTTGCCAAGAGACGAAGTTGATCCGCCACATCGGGCATGAGGTCGGGCTTAGGTCTGCCGGATAGATCGCGGTCAACGTCAATGGCACGAACCCAGCCTTGCTCATCTGGATTATGGTCAGACTTACGAGCTGAGTGCCGACTATCACCGATCCAGCCGTCCGAGGTACGGTCACGATCGCCGAAGCAGTCATCGAACTGTTCACGGAGTTGTTGTCCAGCCTTGCATAATTTAGGCTTCATCTCTTCGCCTCTTAGCCTCTAATTCACAACCTTGACAATTCCATTTGAACTGATCGTTTAAAAATAATTCTTTGTGACCACATTCAGGGCGTGGGCTAATAAAAGCATCTGCTTCAGGATCGTATTGCCAACCAATGCCGGCGAAGTTAAATCTAATTGAACCGCTGAATGAAGTGCGAACACACTTTTGACGTCTAAAATTACCGTACCAAGTCTCAGGATCTAAACCCTCAATTAGTTCGGTTTCGTCAATGCCGACAATTACTTCAGTAACGATATTGTTATCATCTAAGAATGCGTAATGTGCCATTATACCCAACTCACATTCCCAGTACCCGCAGTAATGGTTGTTACTTTGTAACCACCGCTAGGTGCAGGAGTCGAACCAGTTAAACCGCCGCCAATAGTTATCGTGTAAGTATCTGGATATTTGAGAATAACGATACCTGAACCGCCATTTCCAGATGAATAAGTGCCTGAACCTTCTCCACGACCACCGCCGCCGCCACCACGGTTAGCAGTTCCAGCAGTAGCATTTGCAAGACCTTTAGAACCTGCACCACCGCCATAAGATGCTGAACCAGCAGTACCACTTCCAGCAGAACCTAATCCACCACCGCCGCCACCAGCGTAGGCAACTGATGAACCGCTGATAGATGAATTAACACCAACACCACCAGCACCACCGTTTTGGCTTGTTGTATTGCTACCAACGGCTCCTGCTCCGCCGCCACCGCCGCCTGCGGCTTGTGAAGGGCCATAATCAAAGCCAGTGCCGCCGTTATATCCTTCACCAGAAGTTCCTGTACCAATTCCATAAGCGTAAGAACCGCCACCGCCAGAACCACCATTAGATGCTGCGCCTGACTGACCTGCACCACCGCCACCACCTGTGGCTGTTATTGTGCTAAATACTGAGTTGGAACCAGCGCCACCACCTGCGCTGGAAGTAACACCTGCTCCGCCACCGCCAACGGTTACTGTGTAATTTGTCGAAATGCTTCTAGTAATGGATGAAGTTAAAAGACCACCAGCACCACCGCCGCCGGCGAAGTTTCCGCCGCCCGCGCCTCCGCCTGCTACTACTAGGTATTCAACGGATAACGGGGCAACTGAAGGAGATAAGCACCCGATAACTTGATTAGCGATCATTAGGCTATTGCACCTACGACGTACCAAGTATCTGTTGCAGTCTTGATTAGAGCTGCTGATTTGTATTGCGCAAGGGTTGGAGCCGCTGCAGTTGCACCGGCTGAAAGAACTGTAGTTGTGCCTGAAGTCACCGCTGAAATAGTGCAAACACCAGCGCCAATATTGAGAACGGTAATGACCGTACCGACTGGATGAGCCACGTTAGCGTTAGTCGGGATCTTGATCGCGCTTGCTGAGGCGTTACTCTGGGTGATTAAAGTTTGATATGAGTCACCGATAACGGTCGTGTAAGTAGTGCCTGTCTGCGCGTTGAGCGTGAACGCTACCAACCCGTTATACATAGCCGCGCTTAGGACATCACCTGTAGCTGCTGGAAAGCCTGTTGCCATTATATTCTCCTAATACGCCATTATGTTAGTGCCGATTATACCTGATACTGCGCTTCCGATGATGAAGCCCTCGACTATAGGTTCGAGAGTTGTAACAGTGCAGGACATGGCATTTGGCGTGATGTTCCATGAGAGTCCCTGCGCCTGTAAAGTTTTAACGATAGTTGATCCGTCTGGCTGGATATTTGTGATTTGCAGATTAGAGAAGTAGTCGAGATCGAGCATTGTCGCAGTTGGTACATCTGGATCTAGTAGATCGACCGTCATAGCATCTATGCGGATCGTAGTCTCTTTGCGAGTTGCGACATATATCTTGGCTATGTTTAGAGTGTCTGCATCTGTCTGGGCTACGAGATTAGACTCGTTTAACTGGTGAGGGAAGTACTTAGCGATAGAAGCTGAGTCCTCTGAGACCTGCTGTGTGCCGCCTACGCGAGTCATGCCGGCTGAGTTAATAATCAACTTGTCATCGAAGGCGAAGGTTAAGTTGGTGTAAGGGATACCTGTGGTTTGGTTGAACTCGATCGGAGTCTCGCCGTACTTCTTAATCACATTAGTACGGTTTAAATAGATCGCCGTTCCCTCTGTGTCAATATAGAACGCGCCTTGCTCTGAGAACTCTGCGTTCTTTAGCGCATCGAGCGCTGTGCGAGAAGTGCCGGGATCGGCTATGCAGGTTGTATTGCCTGTGTCGATCGTGCGCATAGATGTAGGCCATGAGACTTGATTTAGGATCTTGCCTATTCGAGTGCCGGTGTCTTGCCCAGCTGTAGCATCTGCCACAGTTGTAATCCCAGCCTGCTGCATAAGTCTGAAAGCATCTGCGCAGATTATGTCCACATAGCCTGTCTCTTGCCCTTGAGGATAGGTGTATTTATAGTCTGTTGTATAGCCTGAGAATAAGAAGTAGCCCACGCCGCCTACTGTCGCTGAGACACGCAACTTGCGAAGCGGAGTCAAGAAGCCAAACAGAGGGGAGTTCACATTCTGTGGGTTAAAGTCAGAGTTAGGATCTAAAACTCTAATAGTTGCAGACCCAGCCTCGTAAGTATCGCGCATGATATTGCGACCGCGCTTGATACTGATCTGTCTTACATTAGGAGTCAGATCGACCGTAGGCTCTGGAGTAGTAGTTGAAGCAAGTGTGCCTGTGCCAAGAACTCCGTATTTATCATCGCCAATAGTAAAGGGGTACCCGAAGGTAGCGCCGCTAGTAAAGTCGAAGGATACGGATATCTGTGCAGGAAGTGTCATGGCCCGAATGAACCACCTTGGCGATAGATCGCAGCGAACTTGGCAGATAGTGAAGCATCGAGCAAAGTGTCGCGTAGAACATCTTGCAGACCTTCTTGGGCAATTATTGAGCCAGCGTTAACATTAACTGTGAAGTCAACCCCTGCTGCGCTTGTCTGTTGTGATCCGTTAGGCAAGGAGTATTGTTGACCAGTTACGCCATAACCTGAAGCCATAGATGTAGGAACTGTTTGAACATTACCTGCTGCAATGCGAGCAACTTGGCTCTCGATCATGTCGAGATAAGACTTCCATGCTGTAAATGGGTTCTTGGCATCTGGCAGGCTTGCCAGGTAGGCTGCTAGTTGCTGTGATAATCCTTGAGACTTGGCAAGTTCTCCAGCGAGTTTAGATGCTTCGTTAGTGTTGCCGGTCAAGATAGCCAGTTGCAGTTCTAGGCGCTTGCGTTCCTCAGCTGAGATATCGCCTTTCAGTGCAGCGATAATCTGAGTCTGCTGGATATCGAATAGAGTGCCAGCCTTTTGAAGTGCTGTTTGCTCTTTAATTGCCTTAGTTTGCGCCTGAGTTGTCTTAAGCAAAGCGGTGCGGTTCTTAGCTGCTGCCTTCTCGGCTGCCGCCTTAGTTAGTTCCGCCCTGATCGCTGGGGTAATACCAGACATGTCTCGACCGCGGTTCTTTTCGCCTGCAATTAAGGCATTCGCACCTGCTATATCTCCTGTAAATACTTGAGCGCTTACGCCTAAAGCAAGTCCGAACTTACGAATAAAGGTTGCCAAAGCAGTTGAAGTTTTTTCAATAAGCATTAAAGTGTTTTTAAGTCCACCCTCGCCGCCGCCGCCAAGGTTGGCTAAGGCATCGAGCAAGCCGCCGCCAATAATCTCTTTAGCGTTGTTAGCCGAAACGGATAAGCGCTGTAGCGCACCTGCATAGGTATCGACCGCAACTGTTGCCTGTCCGCCGAATAGTGTGTTGATGCGTGTCTGGACTTCTTCAAAGGACATAGCCTTTAATTCAGCCTGAGTTAAACCAATACCGTACTTAGCAAGTGCGCGAGTCTGTCCTACATAAGCCTTTGAAAGATCACCGGCAACCGATACAACATCTGCGCCGCTTGCTGCTGAAAGATCAAGCGCTGTGCGAAGTAAGGTCTGGGCTTCGCCAACTGATCCCACCGTAGTTAATAACCTCTGAAACGCAGGTCTCAACTGATCATCAAGGATACCAAATTGCTTCTCAAGATCTGCAATAAAGTTCTTAACTGAAGGATCTGTAAAGGCTAAGCCTAAGTTATCTAAAGACTGGGTTAATACTCTAGCCGCTTTATCATCTTGGGCAAAGGCTTTAGCAGCGCTGAAACCTGCGCGACCTAAACGCTGAACAGTAAATAAACCCACATACGACTTAGCAAGTGTCTTAACTTGAGAGTTAAGGCTAAGTGTTGATTTAGCGGCATCTGTAAATGCTTTCTTGCCAGAAAATACCGAAGCAATATCTATTCTTAGATCAGCCATTAGTTCACCTTAGTCTTTGCTTTAAACTCAATGGCAGAACTGCCGATCGCTTTTACTACTGCTGCTGTTACTTTGCCTTGATCCTCAGAGAAGGCTCTAAAGATTACGCGACCAGTCATCTTACGAGACACGCGACCGCGTTGCCCTTGCTGTCTTGGTCGAGCATTGACTAACTGACCAGTTGCGTTCGCTCTTTCGATGAACTGCTTGCCAGCGTTAGGGTTGAGCGATTTGTTAATCTCTTTACCAGAAGCCCAAACATCTGTTATATCGCCTACACCGAAACGACCACCGCTATAGCCGCGTGTTCTGCCGCCTAGTGGTTGACCGCTAGGGTTCTTGCGCCCTGCTGTCTCGTAGATCGCTCCGCCGGCAGAAGTGTTGACAATGCGAGCCAAGGATACGAAACCGCGTTGATTAGGTTTAGATGGTCGTGTTGAGTATTTAACGCCGCGCTTGGCTTCGCCTTGATCGTACTTAGGGAACTCACGATACTTAGTTGTCTCGCTTGATGAACTAGCTGAAGTCCAGCCAGATAGCATCGCAGTATTAGATGGCAAGAACCCACGCGCACGATTAGTAATCGGCTTAAGTGCAGCCGACATTTCTTTAGTTGTTTTCTTGGCTAGATCAGGTTCAAACTCTTTAAGGGCTTTGCGAAGTTTAAGCGCGCCTTTTAATTCGACTGCCATCGCTCTGCTCCTTTGCTCTGTCTTTCAGGGCTTGAAGTAAAGTCCTGAACATTGTCTGATCTAGTTCAATTAAAGTCTGTGGCGAGAGTCCTGTCTCAAGCGATAGTCTCGCTACGAGATAGGTGAAGGACTCCCGCGTTACTCCAAAGGGTCATCGTCTAAGACCTCGACTCGCGTCAATGTCTCAAGGAATGACTCTCCGAAGGGTTTTACGGTTTCACCCGACCGACGAATTGCTTCCCAGCAGAGCCAATATACATCGGTCTGCTTTTCATCATCTCTAAAGGCTTTGTGGAAGCCCTTTTTTGCATACTGCTCAAAGGCGTACTCGATCGCCGGAGTGATCTGGTACTCGTTAACGCTTCCGTCTGCCCTTGTTACCTTTAGTTTTGCCATGCTTTTGCCCCTTAATTAGTTTATTACGCTGTTGTAATTGCTACTGTGCCGTTGACATTCCAAGTTACTGACTGAGTGCCAAGGTCTGCAACTGAACCGTTAATATCGGTTGTGTTGTTGACTAGGCAAGTCATCGTGTAAAGTGGGTTTGTCGCTGATGTAGCAGCTGAAGTTTGCTTAAGTGTGACTGTTACTGATGTACCCCACGCAGCTTGCAAAGTTGCTAGAACATTTGCTGATGCTGTGTCATTTAGGAAGTCAATAGTTAGAGATGATGCTTCTAAGCCCTTTACGAACTTATGACCGCTATCGCCCATTGCTGTAACTTCGAGTTCATCGAAAGTACGGTTGAGAGTTACTGATGTGACATGGTTTGAGAGGTCAACCGAGTTAACAGTAACCACTACTCCATTGTTTAGAAATACTGCCATTTGGTTTATTCCTCGTCTTTCTTATTAGATGGTTTTGGTGCTGATGGAGCAGGAGTCTGACCAATTTTGATCAGGAACTCTGCTTGTTCTTTTTCCCATTCATTCATGGTTTAACTCCAACTCGTTAGGACTGAGACTTGCAGGGAGCAAGTCAGTAGATCGCCTGATGCGGCATTGAGAACGCTTGGAGCGCTCACATCTCCCACATTATAGACGATAGAGGAAGCCGCTAGTTTATTAAACACAGCAACTAGCATTTCCTCAATTCCATTAAGGTTACCTTCGTTGTCTAGGAGCGGCACGAAGATGTTTATAGAAAAGTTAGCAAGTGGCGCAATGGTGTTGTAACTATTGTTGTTAGGAGTTACATAAGGATCACTTGGACTGATTACAATGCTGTTGACGATCGGTGTTGCCGGCGGGAATGAAAATACAGACCAGAGTGAGTTATCGACTAGTGCTGCTGCAATAGTTGCGCGAAGTGTTGAAATTGCTGCTGTCATGGTTAGCCAACCATCGAGCGCGGATCTAGGTATGGTGCAAGCAAGCCGCGAACGCGAGCAAGCAAAGTGTTACCCATGCGATAAGGACTTGGAGCATAGCCATCGATGGTTACGCCACCGCTTGAAGGCGCTTGTCGGCTTTGCCAGATGTCGATCGAGATCATTAAAGATGCTTCTTGGATCGCTGGAACAGTTGAATAATCTGTATAAGTCTCAGCTGCTGCAATGCCATAAGGCTCAACTGTGTGGCGTGGATTATCGCTAGTGTGAGTTGTAGTGATCGTAAACGAATTAGTGCCAACTCCTGTAATTGTCTTAGTGCCGTTGTACTTAGTTCCTGCGCCTGAGATAACTACTGACTGTCCAACATAAAAGAACTCGCGGATATTTTCATTAAAGTAAAGAGTTCCTACTGTGCCAGTATTACCATGAGCAATTATATATTGCTGGTTCTTCCATAGAAAAGGAAGTAGCACATTATCAGCAGCATCTACCACCTCGGTCAAAATGGCGTCCGAATATAAGGTGCCAATTCCCAAGGCTGAACGAAGTTCAGAGATGCTCGTAAGTGCCATGATTTCCTTTCTAAAGACTGGCTGGGTAGAAGGGCACTACCCAGCCAGCGACTTAAGTGTGGCTTACGCCTTGTTGTTCTTGAATGCGCCTGCTGCAACCTTAGTTGCGATAGCGCCGTAGCCGTAGTAACCGATAGTTACCTGACCTGCGGCTGTTGACTCGGCACGCAAACGGTAATTAGGTGACTCGTACCATGTGTAAGCATCTGGGTTAACGATAAGAATTGTTCCATCGCCATCGCCGCCGTTTGTTGGATCAACATAGAGGTTAAGTCCTGCAACATTACCTGTGAGTGAAGTTGGTGCTACTGCTCCGCCTGCATTCATTGGCTGTGATGCTGTGTAAATTGGGCGACCTGCATCGTTAAGAGACATGATGTTTGACCATTGACCTGTGCTTACAACCATGTTGCGAGCGAATGGGTTTGCAAGTCCTGCTGTTGCGCCATAGACAGAAGCTGATCCGCGAGCAACAATGCCGAGAAGTTCTGCTGCTGTTGGGTATGTTGTAACTGTTGTTGCATCTAGTGATGCACCTGAGATCAACGCTGCATTAACTGCTGAGTTAGTTGTCTTTGCGTAGGCTGCTGCCATGTTACGAACGAGTTCGTCAAAGAATGCAGGAGATGTACGATCAAGCAATTCGACAGAGAATGTCTGTTGTCCGGCGTACTTCTTGACTGATACTGACAAGAACGCTGAGTTCTGATCTGTGTCTGTGAATGCTGCATCTTCTGCAACTTCGCCGACTGCTGGCATCTGTGTGATCTTTGGGATCTCGAAAGTCATGCCGGCATCTGGAAGAACTCCGCGTGAGATCGCATCGATCGATGGGCGAATTGTTGTTCCAAGTGGGTTAATGATTTCGTTAAGTTGACGAGTTGGTACTAGACCAGCGTTGTCTGTTGTGTTGTCTGCTGCTGCGATGTATTGACGAGCTGACTCATCGCCAAGTGCTGCGCGAATTGAGTTTTCTGCGTACTTTGCAGCTGTGATTTCAATGCGTGGCTTTGTGTAAGCCATTGCTGTGACAGTAGGGCGAGCAGCTTCAACTGCGGCAGCCTCAACTGTAGGTGTTGCTTCGACTGCTGTGGTTTCTTCCACGACTGTCTCGCTTTCTGTTGGTTGGGTAGGTTCAGCGACTTCATCTTCTGATGCCGCTATATCGGTTACTGCCGCAGACTTGAACGCCGCTGCTTGTACCAAACTTACTTCGAGCAGGTCTGCGCTCGATACATACAACACGCCATTCTTAGGCTTTGCTGCATTGACCATGACTCCGATGCTGAGACCAGTACGAAGTTCCTCGCTTGCTTCGATTAAAGCATCTGTACCGCGAGAGGATTTAGAGATCTTGAAAGAAGCAAAGATGCCTTCTTCTGTCTCGTTAAAGAATTGAGCGCGACCGATAGGCTGCTTAGGGTCATGTTCCAAGAGGAGTTTAACCTTGCTGGTGTCAGAGATATTTATCGCACCGCGCTCAAAGACAACCGCACCGGCAGAAGTGTTTCCAACTTCTCCGCCGAATGGCACTATTTTGCCAGAGATAGTGCGCGCTGCGCTATCTGCTGTGAGTTCTGCCGAGAATGTCAGCATTTCGCTCATATCATTCCTTCGCTTCCGTTAGGTGTTAAGTCTGTCATTTCCATGGCTTGCTCTTGAGTAATTAACTGGAGATCAAGAAGTTCGCGGATAATTGACAACTCAACAAGTGGGTCTGTGCGTAGATAATTCTTATCGATGTCGAACTTAACTATGTTGCCGCGAGCGGTTATATCGTCCATAGATAGACGATCCTCGATAGCCGATACGAAAGGCTGCAAAGATAGTGTGAGGAACTGCTTGCGCTCGTCTTGGACATTGGCATAAGTCATTGTGGTGTTCTGATCTGCTGAGACATAGTACGGAGGCACATTGCAGAGGCGAGCGATTTCAGTTGCTAGGTTCTGAATAGCCTCGTTGTACATCATGTCTTTAGGGCTAAAGCCGACAGACTCATAACTCAAAGTAGAAGTTAGATATGCAGTAGAACGATTATTGCGACTGTTTTTCCAAGCTGAAAGTAATCCTTGAACTTCAGCAGGTGGTAGATCCGCACCTGTGTTCTTTAGGTAGCCAGTTGCCATCGGAGTGCCAGCAGCAATAGCCGCAGCCTTCTGCACATCAAGTGCTGCGCGAATAGTTGATACGCCTGTGCCTAAGATGCCATCGCTTAGTGACTGGAAGGTGATCAGCGAGCCTAAGCCGTCCATGGGTACGGTTGTGCCATCGATCGCGTAAGACTTTACGAATACATTATCTCGATCAAGTGTTGCAGTTACGCGAGAGTTAGCGATCCATTCAAAGCGAGAAGGTCGACCATCTTCCTGATAAGTCTCTACAACTTGCCAGAATGCTTGACCGTAAAATAGAAGTGAGTCAACTGTGTAAGCAATAGTTACTGAACGCGGTTGAGAATAAGAAGGTTGATCTAGCCATAGCGGCTTACCAAGTTCTTCGCCTGTTGACTTCTTGTAAAGTTCTAAAGGAATTGTGCCGATAGTGCCAGCAAGTAAGTTGCGGCATCGCGCTAGTGCTGGAACGCCCATTGCTTCTGTTCGACCAACATAGGCGAACTGAAAGGGCATTGCATAAGGTGAATACTCACCGAGAACCTGTGGTGCTGCTTGCGCTTTAATAGTTGCTGCGCTTGTTGCACCTGTGAGGCGCGAAAGGATACCCATAGAGGGCAATTATACACTACATGTAGGTCAACCTGCGTAAATAGCCGCTACCTGTTGTGGTTTCATTAACATCGAGACAACCATTGCCAAAGCAATAGGTGCAGAGACATCGCCTGCCGATTTTCTTTTAACGATACGCCAAGCAGAGTCATTTACCTTAGCTGCGCAGTTATTCATCTGCTGCATTAGGTTGGCTTGTCCATTGTGAACTACGCGATGATTAACTAGGCCATCGAGTAAGTCTCCGCAGGCTTGATAGAACTGCTGGCCTGAGATGTCTTGAACCATGCAACCTGCATTCGATAACTTGTCGGCGATCGACTGGGTTGTGTACTTGTCGTAGCAGATCTGACGCGGGCGGTACTGATCTGACCAAGCCTTTATCTCAGCTGCGATCTTTAAATCATCGACCGAGACTGCTGACTCCCAAGTCTGCAAGATGCCCACGCCGATCTTTCCTGAAGAAAGGATCTGGCCTGCAACGAGCGAAGCATTACGCCTAGACGGTGACACATCAAAGCCAAAGACTGTATATCCGCCGGGCGGTATCTGTAATTCGCTATCGCTAGTCTCTTGGAGGATATTGTGAGGCCAAGGTGACGACAGGCTGTCGATCCATTGGCATAAGGTCTCGGTGCGTGTATTTTCAATAGGGGAAGTTGCTATTGCTTCCTCAATGGCTGCTTCTGTAATTGTGTATCCCAGCGCTGGGTTGGCTTGCGCCCAAGCCGCTCGATCATCGATCTTGCAATACTGAGGCGCTGAGTATTCATAGAAGCCAAAAGACTTAGGCGGATTATCTAAGGCTCGTTCTCTTAATTGGTTTAGGACTGCGCTAAACGCATCGCCCGCATTCGATGTCAGCAGAACGGTGGCGTTAGCGTGAGCGCGAGTCACCGGCATTGCTGCGCGGTAGCCCTCTTCTGATATTTCGCGTACTTCGTCAATATAAAGCAGGCCGTTAATAGATCGACCGCGTGAGCCGTCTCTAGTCGCTGCTACTACATCAAGCCGAGCGCCAGATAGCATCTCGATGGACTCTGTTCCGTTCGCGTGACGGATCTGCTTAACCATGCCCTTAAAGTGATCGTTATTTTCTAGCGAGTTAGCAACTTGCCTAAAGGTTTCAAGTGCCATTGAGCGATTAGAGGACATGATCAGAACATCGGTATTCCACTTTAGAAGGTGAGTCAGGATCAACATTCGCGCTAAAAATGTCTTGCCATTCTGTCTCGATATGAGCAGCAGCGATAACTTCCGAACGAACATATCCTTCTTATCTACGGTCAGAATATCTTTAAGAACATATTCCTGATAGGGCAAGAATGACACATTTAACAGCTTGGCAATTTCCAGAACATCATCAAACTTATTTTTACCTTTTAAAGGTACTGACTGGATACGCGGTTTGGTTGCCCCTCGTAGCGCTTGTTTCTTCTTGGCCGGCATCAGGACTGATCTGGATCGGGTCGGCTAGTAAACGGACTGTCTTGGTGAACTTTGGACTGTGTTGGGGAGGGGTAGCCAGAAAAGACAGGGGGGGTAGGCACTCTACCTAAAAAACTGGCTTGATTACGGCTGCCCTTGCTGCTGTTGCATGACTGGCAACAAGCAACTGCGTTCTCGAAATTGATTACCAAGTCAGGTGCTTTACTAATTGGGATTATATGATCAACTGTTGCAGCTGGTGCTGAGCAATAGAAGCATGACCATTGATCCCTTGCTAATACCTTTAACCTAAACGCTTTATAGTCTCGCGTTAATCTTGGATCTCCACGCTTTGCCATTACTGCCAGCCTTTAGTCTTTAGATGATGTAGTGCTTTGCAATAGTCCGGTATCTCATAGTCAAGACCATAGCGCTTAGATACATAATACCAATAGATATAGAACTGATAGTCATAAGGCTTACCTTGCATAGACTTACTACGCATCTGGTAGTAGCCATGGTGAGATCCATTTACTGCATCGATGTTCCATCTAGATTCTCTATAGACGATCTCGTTATGACAGTTGTATTGCTTATCTGTTAGCTGCTTATTGGCTAATACTTTTAATGGCACTAATTGAGCCTCTGATGTCTCAGCGCTCAGCAGACATAGAGATCCCACTAACACTCCAGCAACCCACCGCGCTACGCCCTTACGGGCGCGGTCTGAGCCCTTGATGGGCTCTTGCCTAGAGTGTACTCGCCAAGTCAAGCATGTGGATAAAGTGGGCGTGTCGTAAGCACGAAGTGAAGGAATGTACATTAGTTATCCACAACTGTGCATAAGTTATCTGCAATAAGACAAGCATTACAAACACAGTAATCCGACAGTAAATCGTCTATCATTTCCTCTAATTCATTGTTATACCAGAACCATTCCCGACCGGCTTTATATTTCTTAAACGCCTTATGAAGTGCAGTTTCTAAAGGCTGTGTGCCTTCCAATAAACCTAAGACACTTAAACTTTCAACCCCACCTTGTAACCAGTCGATCGAGTATTTCCCTGCTTCCAAATCGTTACATATTTCAATTAACCTGCGCTCTGGGTCAATGCTTAAACCAATTTTAACTAAAGGATCGAAACCTTCTGTATGGGCAAGAATGAAATACACATAAGATTTAACTGGCTTTTCAATATAAACAATAGCCTCATTGTAATAGCAAGCATCTATCCCTTTTAGATATTCGTAAGTCATCTATTTATCCGTAGAATAGAAGCCAGAGCCTTTGAAGGCTATTCCGAATGAGCTGTAGATCTTCTTCATCGGTTCATGACATAAACCGCATTCAACTAGATGATCCTCGTTGATCTTAAACTCCTTCTCGTATCTGAGGTTAGCCTCACATAGATCATTCGTACATTCGAACTCATATATGGGCATTACTTCTCGACTCCATGCATTGTCTCCAGATGATTAAGCATCATGCGGCTAACCTCTTTCTGACCAAGGAAGCCCCAAGCCGATAAAAGTGAGTAACCGCAATAGCATGTGTGTAAAGCCTCCGGTAATACATTTCGTTCATTGCCCGCTTTAGGCATTATTGATCCTCTCGACAGAACTTGCATCGTTCTCCTAGTGCATATACGCCACAGTCTAGGCATCTAGATATGTCTGAGTCTTTAACCGGATCCTTACGATCCTGATAACCAGCAGCTAGTAGTAACTCCACCAGATCGCTAAGACGCAGCATTGCTACATAATCCTCAGCATGTTCGCCTTGTCCATTGAGTCTAAAAGTAGCAAACCCCAATAAGCCACTTTCTTTAGTCCGACTCTCGATCTGGCGGAGTGTCCCTACTACATCGAGTCCTGTGCGCGCCTTAACCTCGCAGTCGAACGGGACATTGAGTATGTCACGCCCAGAACCTCGACCTACCGAAGCGCCTTCCCACCAGCGCCTCAGATACTCTGCAACTACTCGCTCTGTGCGAAAGCCACGATGTTTTCTACTTTGAGACATTAACTTCCAGCGTTACTGCGTGGCAGTCAGGGCATGACCATGTAAAGCCGGCAGATAAAGATCCGCCAGTAATTACGATCTCTGATACATCGAACTCTCGGTTGCATAGACAGCATCGAGTAGTAATCCCAGAGGCTTTAACGCTATCTCGGATCTTCTTGTAGTGTTCAATTACATCGACATCTGGGAATGACTCCCATTCGCCGTCTTGGTTCATGAATTGAAGGCTGCTCATTAGCCGCGCCCCTTCTGCTTTACCCACTTGCCGTCTTTGTTGATCTCAAGCCACACAGGTTCACACTTTTCCAAGAAGCCACCTGCTGGGTTCTGACATGAGAACTGCGCCCAAGGTTGGTTATTCTTCTTAGATACGCCTTCTCTGTACTTCATAACTCCATGAGTACATGAGGGAATATCATCATCAACTTTAGATCCGCCCAATACTTCTTGCACTAGGGCAACTGCTTCACTAGCTGATGGCGCTGGTGAAACCGCTTTCGTACTCCACACATCGTCCTCGACCGGCATTGTGATTTTGTCTGCTAACTTCTCGGCAAACGGTTTAGGCTCTGCCGCCTTAACTTTAGCCATCTCCTCGCGGCTAGGTCTCTTTCCTTTGCTTGCATAGCCAGCATTGGCAAGAGCGCGACCGATCGCAGAAGTCTCGCAGTTCTCAAGAGCGCTCGTACTATTGACTCCTCTAGTCGATACGGTTTCCTCTGCAAAGCCCGTACTCCAAGGCTGTGCATCAACCTCAGTTCGATAGATAGCAGCCTGAACAATAAAGCGCTGCAAAGTGTGTTCAATAATCTGAGTAGATATTCTGCCATCAGGATAATCCTTCCAGAACTTAGTTAAGCGATCCTCAACCGTTTCATAATCTTCTAGATTAAACATAGAGATCATTCTCCTCTGTGTGCAGTTGACCAGCAATAGCAACATAGGCTGCAAGATCAATGTAAGTGTCAGTCTTTGCAGTCTCCATGCTTCGCGCTATTTTAACGAGCGCCATGCACATTGCGACTTGATAGTCAGTAACCGGCATCTCCAGATAACTCGACCAGAGGGCAGCCGTTCTTGCCATATTGTCACTTGGGTGACCGTAGTCCATGCCTCGGTCTTGGATAGTTGCTCTTGCTTCAACAAGGTAGTCTTTTGCATTCATCGTCCCACCTGCTCTAACTGACGAGCGATCTTACGAGCTGCGATCCGACCCTTAATCTTGCCATGCTCGAAGCCTTTGCCATAACCAAAGCCAAAGCCAATTAACATGCCAACTGCTATAGATAGAGTAATTGCTATATCTGCGTTCATTTACTGCCCTTCTAGTGCGCCCTTCGCACCTTCTTGGCATAAGTGTTGCATAAATATCTGACTATCTGACGGTGTGTTGATAACGAAACGGTAACAATTCTCCATCGTCCATAGCATCGTCGATCGTGCGCCTTATGTCGTTATCGAGATCGTCCATAGCGCCGCCCGGCAACCACGAAAGTGCCGTCCTTTTCTAAGTTAATAAGTGTGACTTGGCTATCTTCAACGATAATAAAGGCTTGCTGCCAATTCATAGTTCCCTTAGTATATGAAGCCTTGCGAATATCCATAAGATGCCCGCCTTCTACGCCACGCAGGATACGCCCTATTTTGCCTCCAGAAGCCTCTGTGAAGGCCGATACGCCCGCTCTGTGAGTGTGACCGCAGACAACGCTTAAACCATGCCTACGAGCCGCTCCAAGGGCTGTGAGACCCGCATTAGGGTTAATGCCCTGCTCATCTCCATGGACTGCTACCCAGCCCTTAGCGAAGGCATAAGGCTTCTTGTGATAGGTGATGCCCAGTTCGTCTAAACGCATGAACCGCTCAAAGCGTAACTCGGGCAAAGCCAAGAACGCAGGGATCTTCTTCATGATGACGTTGTAGAGCCGATCCGTATGATTACTACGAATCATATGCGCAGACTTGGCATGTTCAGTCAAAGACCAAAGAACCTCAACTGCTTGGTCTCGATCCTCAGCTAGTGTCTGCTCGTACCAGCCCGGTGTGCCATCTGACCATCGACTGATCTGTGGCAAGTCGATTTCATCTCCGAGTGTAATAACGCTATCTGGACGGTATGCCTTAATAAAAGATGCGACATTCCTAACAGCAACTTCATCGTGATAGGGAACTTGTAGATCGGGAACGATTACAGTTCTTTTCATTCTTAATCCTCGTCATCGTCATCGTCATAAGGGATACGGTCGGGAAGTTGTGGCAGCCAGTTAGGTGCAGGAAGGATCGTTGCCGGGTAAGTAGCAGG